GCTATCTTCTACTTTATCCACTTTCAATTTGATCACTTTGGCTTCGTCTTTCTTCGATATATTGCCTTTTGCGTCTCTTTTGGCTTGGATACTTCCTTCTACCTTACTCATTGCTTCTGTAGCAATTTCCCATCTATCCGTTCGGATATTATAAGCACTTTTTACCCCTTCTTTACGTTCCGTAAATATTTCTGGCGCTCCATCGCTTATTGGTTCCTTATTACTAACAATTCTTTCTATCTTCCATTCGATAGGTTCTCCTTCTACACATTCCACACTTTTTAAGCTACTTTTATTCGCTTTTCTATATTTATACATCTTTTTTTATTTATAGGTTAGGTATTACTTTTGCACTCATTTTTCTTCTTGCAGTAATTTTGTTACTAATTTGTACCCAAAAATTCTGACTATCTAAACTTGTTTGAGCAAAAATATTATTATACTTACTTGGATCAACATATGTTGTTAAATCATCTATTCCTGTAGTTCCTTGTTCATACCTTCTATTTAGTGTCATAAACATACTATCTCCACCTTCACCATTTTCAGCAAAACTTCCTCTTGTCTGATTTACATTTGTCATATAGTTAATCCATGCTGGTTGTTTTCCTGCGGTATTATACGTTACTACATTCCCACCCGAGCATTGTGTATCAAACCATGCCATTTGATCTGTAATTAAATCTTGGTATCCAATCGCATCCAATGCTGGCTTATGTAAGTCATTCATTGTTTTTAAGTTTGTATCCCACTTATTTCCTTGACTATAATCTATTCTTGGCGTTAAACTCGCTATACCAATTATGTAACTTGGCTCATCAACTTTAATTTTAATTTTACCACCTTTATTTTTTTCTGTCAATCTTCCTCTACCTGCTAAAGTTCCCAATGGTTGTTCTACTGTTAATTTTCCACTTGAATCTGGTGTCTTTGTATCAGCATTACTTACTACTTCTTCAAATCCTAACTCTTTTATTAATGATCCATGATATATTGGATTTTCACAACTTTTCGCTCTTTCATGCGTATATACAGCATCTAACCAATCATCATAACTTCCTCCACTAATAGCAATTCTATTTAACATATTATATACCTTATTTGCTAAGTTTAAACTGTCTATTGTAAACTCATCTCCTGCTGTACTAACTGCTGTAACTTCATTAATTCCGTTACTACCATCAATCCATTCTGTACTTATCCAATTATTAAATAAATCACTTTGATATGTCTTTATCCCCAGTCCTTCTTGACTTGCCTTTTTATATGCTTCGTCCCAGTTTGCTGCTGCTCCTAATCCTAACCCATAAGGTGCCGCACTATTATTATTTATTTGAAAAGCCGTCACATCTCTTACCGCTTCTAATATATCCATCCTCATGTCATCAATATTATCTAACGGAAATTCTACCAGTTGTGGCTCTCCTTCTCCTGGATTCAATGTATTATCTACTGGATTCCCATCAAATTCCCATGTTGATGAATTATTTAAACCTATGTAGTTTGTATATGTTACTACAAATGATCCATTACTTCCAGTTGTTGTCGCTAGTTCAAATAATGTATTTACTCTTGTTGACACTCCACCTATTTCTATTTTTATATTACCTACATCTGGCTCTCCATAAGGAGCTCCTGCATTTTCCCACTCACAATTAAATGTTGCTATTACTGTTGGTAATGATCCACTTTGTGAACTTGTATCTACTGTTACGCCACTTATTATATCATATGTCGTATCGCTATCTGGTCCTGCCACTTGTATTGTTGCATTTCCTGGTCCTGATACTGTAAATTTATTTACTAAATCTTCAGCGTGTATCACAAATCCTCTTTCTTCCTGTTTATTTGCATAGTAATTTTTATATATATCCCAATACCCTAAGTATGGTACTGCATTAAATGTTCTTTGTACAAATCCTTGCTGATTGTTTGTTGTTCTTCCTGCACCTCTTATGTTTAAGTAACTATATATACTACTACTATTTATTTGATCATTATCTCCACCGTCTGGATTATAATTTGCATTTATTTCCAACTGAGGCAATAATATTTGACTCATATCCATTCCAATATTTAACATATTCATATGTAATTTTCCATTATATAATCTTACTGGACATTGAAATACATCCAATTGTACTTTATAACTTCCAAATAATGGTCCTACTGTTGGTAACGTTTTTACATCACACGCTAAATCAATATCGAAGCTATCACCTGGCAGTGCTACTTCACTCATAAATGGTACCAATGTCCCTGATGCCATACTTGATCTCCATATATACCCCAGATCATGCGTACTTCTTTCATAATTTCTTAAGCTTACTTCTTGTTTGTTTCCTGAGCCGAGTCTATCGCCTCCTATTTCTGTTTTCATATTTCTTTTTTAATTTTATTATTTATTTTTGTTCTTACTTCTTCCAGCAGCATTACTACTTGGACAATTCTATTCCATGTTATTTTACTTAGTTCTTCCTTCACCTCACTAGCACTCGCCGATTTTTCTGTCAATCTATAATCGCCCATTACTCCGAAGCTTTGACCTTCTATTGTTATTACATGAAAAGGGCTATCTTTAATTTCTTCCCTTTTTATTGTTTGATTTTCAGAAGTCCCAGAGTCTTTGCTGAGGGTTTTTTCTGCATTCGCTTGTAATTGTTTTAATTCTGTGTCTTTCATTTGTTTTGTATTTAGTTGAACTTCTTAATTTTATGTACTCTCCGTTTTCTAATCTTCTCTTTAGTATTATTTCACCTGTTTCTGTATCTACATACATACTTTCAGTGCTCCATATCGGTCTCTCATATTTCCTCCTTTCCTTTTTCCATTTTTGTAAATGTTCGTACTGTTGTTTATTGTAACTCATTTTTTCTTATTTTAGTATTAACGTTTTAATATTGTTATATCTGTAACATTTTGTACCTCTATTTGAACTATAATTTATATACAGTTAAACTTATTTTCTGATCCGCAGATCTAATATACACTTTTTTTTTTAACTCGTTATTTTCTCTGCTCCTACTCCATATAACTTTTCTATTCTTTCCACTTTTTTTAAATATCTTCTTCT